ACATAGGCCCCTTTGGACTTCCAGCGGGGTTTCCCCTTCGCGTCATATAGATCACCGTGGGGAACCACAATGTAATTGTTCACGTCCTTCTGATACACTTTCCGATATTCGTCAAATTCCAGCTTCAGCCCGGTTCGGGTTTCCCACTCATAGCAAATATCGTCAATGCGTTCATAGGATTCATCGGAACCATCCGGCAATTTCACAAGAACGCCGTCTGTGTTCGATTGGATAATCTGACAATAGGGTTCAAGGCGTTCCATCAGGTCAACCAACAGTAATTGACCGTAAACGCAAACCCTGTTTGCCTGAAGGGGGTCGAACAAGGCGTTGTTCGGGTCTTTCATCACGCCATAGGTGGAATTCAGAACCAGCTTCAAAGGAAGCTGAAGGGGGTTCTTTTCGGCCTTGTATTTCAGGCGGGTGTGATAGATTTCTGTGAACTTTGACGGGTCAGGGATGTTCCGGGAATGCAGGTTGTAAACGATCATCAAAGACGGGTACAGGGAAGCAACGTCCATGTTCAGGAAATAGCCTTCGCCCGAATACTTTTCAAGCGCCCCATGAACACCGCCCCAACCGAATTGATGTGGAACCCCGGCAATCATGGTTTCAAGCTGCATTTTGTTCCCGTTGTCATCGTAATAGCGCCGATTGGCCGGGTTGCTGTACCATTCCACCACCTGCCGATATTTCCGAATGCACATAGAAGGCGGGAAATCAATGTCAAATTCGTCATTGTGGGATTGCTGCCTTGCACCCAGAATGATTGCGGACAGTTGGGGCTTGGTCTTGCTGATCAGGGACAAATCCAGCGGGCCACCCTCACAGGCCAGTTTCACAAGGCCCATGTGGGCTTCGAAATCCTCCCGCCGCCGAAGGAACACTTCAACGGTTTGTTGCACGTCATGGCGGCAATATTTCACCGTTTCCTGAATTTCCTGTTCGGTCAGCTTGCGGGGAATGTCGAAGGGAACGGACGTTTCCCGAATGTCATTTCCCATGAACCCTTCAAAGGATTTCAACCCCCGATCTGTGTTGTTCATCACATCATAGTTGTTCAAGGGAACGCCCCTGAACATTGAACTGAACTTCCAGCCGGGATTCCCACGAACGATGATGTAATCATTGATCTTCTTGGGGTCGAACCCGCAAAGAATCCCCTTCAGGATGTACTGATCATAATGACGGGAATTGAACCCCACCCAAATATCACGCACGTTTTCATCATACAGGGCCTTCAGCTTGTCCGGGTCATTGATAATAACGTGTTCCTTCTTGCGGGTCATGTCCATCACCACAACCAGCCAATCATATTGAAAAACTTCAAAGTCATAGAACAACAATCGGGTTCACCGTCCTTTCCGTCAGAATCAGGGCCGGGGTGGGACGTGAATTCCCACCCCGGCAGGGTCATTTAATCCTCAACTTCGAAAACCTCTTCGATTTCAAAGACCGGGTAACCCTTGGAATTGTGGGTATAGTTCAGCGCGTATTCCAGCCACTTGTCAAGGCGTTCGGCAACGTCCATCAGCAATTCCCCATACTGACGATAGGACTGGAATTCGATTTCCACGCCCGAATCCAGCGAACGAAGGAATTCGTTGAACGTGTGAACCTGAAACGCCTGTTCCAAAACCTGATTGTAGAAAATGCGGGAACCCTTGTAATCCCCGGCCAGCACCTTGAACCAGACCGTCCCCATCGGCTTGCCGCCCTTGCTGGAAACCAATTCCAGCTTGTCCACGGCCACTTCATACTTGCCATCGGGAACTTCCTTGTACACGGGGGAATCAGCGGAATTTTTCACATCTTCCGCAAGGGCCTTGGTGTCAATCGCGTTGTCGAACTGATCCCAGATGTTAGCGTTCTGATTGTTTGCCATTGTGTTTTCCTCACTTTCAAATGTTCATTGAATTGTTCAATATGGAACGGGGCGGGTTTGATGTTCCCGCCCCGGAATCAAGGGAATGGATTATTCAGCCGTGCGCCGCTTGCGCACCCGAACCTTGGGCTTGTCGGCGGCAGGGGGTTCAGCTTCACCCGTGTTGGGTTCAACGGGGGTTCCACCGCCCGCCATTTCCTTTGCGTCAGCATCGGCCTTTTCTTCGGCCTTGACCGCATCGGCAAGGGCTTCTTCGGCTTTCTGCTCTTCGGGGGTTGCGCCCACAATCGCGCCCGTGCCTTTGTCCACAGCGGCAACTTCGGCCTTGGGTTCGGGGGCGGGCGCTGCCGGGGCGGGCTTTTCTGCCGCACTCTGACGGTCAGACAGGGCTTTCTTCGCGTTGGCGTTGGCTTCGTTGTACACGGCCACAAAAGCATCATATTCAAGCGGTATTTCCCTTTCCTTGATGGTCAAACGCCCGCCGCCGAAGATGTTTTCCGTGGACTTGAAAGAAAGGTTCCTGTCATCCCCGTTGGCCGTGACCCGCGCCACAATGTCAACCATGCCCGCCAGCTTGTTTGCAATCTTTTCCTGAATGTTCGGCTTGATTGCGGTCACCTTGTCCCCGGTCTTTTTGGTCAAGTCGCGGGATGTATCCTCATGGGAAATCAGGACAATATTTTCATAGTCCAGATTGGTCAAGCGCCGAATCACGGAAAGGAATTCCGTTCGCACCTTGTCCCATGCCCGGTATGAATCATCAGATTCGTGGGTGATTCCAAGCTGATTGTACATGAACAGGCGGCAAGCCTCATATACATCTTCGGTCAAGTCAACAATGATGGTCTTGAATTCGTTCTGCTTCTTTTCAAGTTCGCTGATCACGTCCTTGAAAATGGCCCACGCGAAGGTTCGGTTGGTCAAGCGCCCGTTGACTTCCACCTTGTCCTTGATGGGGATATACGGGGCATCCACGAACTTGATATTGCCGTCCGTGTTCAGCATCAGGGGATTGGGGAACTGATTGGCAAACCACGTTTTGCCGCTGAATGGCGCACCGTACAGCCAAATCACGCGCTTGGTCACGGCATTCAGATCACGCCGGGAAACACTCGGAAGATTGATCATGTAATCATTTCCTTTCTGACAATAGTCTTTGAATTCACAGAAGTTGCACAAGAAAGATTCTTGTTTCGGAAAATCGCGGGCTTCCAGAACCCGCTTCACACCGGAATAAAACCCGATCACCTTTCCGGGGTCATACTCCACAGGCAAGAATTTCAGTTCCTTTTTTGAAAGTTCACTTTCAATTCTGCGCCTGTATTCCTGAAGGCTTTCAGTCTTGTCCTGCTTGATTGTCACCTTCGGAACGATGATGTAAGTCAAGTTTCGGATTTTCTTTCCGGGATTCAGCTTTTCAAACCAATACTTGTAAAGGTGAAGCTGTTCTGATTCCTGATACCGGGAACCGCTGTTTGACGTGTATTTGTAATCATACAAGTCATAAACGCCGGGAACCGGGGATTCGTGAAACCCCGTGACCGGGGCAATCAGATCAATGAACCCGATGAAATCAGAATCAGCAAGCATCAGTTCCGCTTCCCCTGCCGGAATTGCTGCCCGAACACGGGGAATCCACCATTCAAGTTTGATTTGTTCGTTTATATGGGCATCCGTAATCACGGGATAGGCCGTCAGGTATTCGTTGACCCCCGCTTCAACCCCTTGTTCAATCCCGGTATGCAGGGCATGGCCCAGAATCAAGGGGTCTGCCGGGTCATCTGACGGCAGGGTTCGCCATCCGTCAATATATCGCAACCGATATTTGAAGGGACAGCTTTCAAAGCATTCAAGGCGGGAATGGCTAAATTGCACTTTATCACCCCTTTCACAATCCCCTTGAACTGTTCAAATCCACGGGGATATAAAACCATAGCGATTGACCCCGCCCCGTTAATCTGCCGAATGTTGTGTTTCTGAAGTTCCGTGGGCCGTCCGTTCGGGGCCTTCAGTTCCACATCAAGGGAAATCCCATTGACCACCAAATGCAGATCAGGAAGGCCGGATTTACTCAAACCGCCGCCCCAACGCTTTTCATAGTAACCAATCGGGGGAACAGGCATCTTGTCCCCCGGCCAGCCCAGCGGATAGACCCCCAACCCTTCCAACCACCGTTTCACACGGTTTTCAAAAGCCTTTTCTTCAGCCATCTTTTCAGCCTTTCTTTCCACGCCCGAAAAGGCCGCGCTTTTTTTTCTTCGGCTTGCCGTTGACATTGACGGAAATGTATTCCCTCCAATGTTCGGCAAAGTAGGATTTGCCCTTCGGGTTCGCGTCCGTTTTCAGGCGCTTTTTGTTGATGTGGGGAATGCCCAGAACCTTCATGTTGTGGCGGGCAATGGAACGGGCCAGTTCACGCATGATTGATCACTCCTTGACTTCAATTTTGATGTAAGCGGACGTGTTGGAAGTCTTGCTGCATTCGGCGGCAATGGCCGGATACTTCTTCTTGATTGCCGCCGTGTCAATCTTGGTCTGTGTGCTTGCGGCAATATAGGTGACCTTGACAAGATCATTGTCAAAGGACTTGACCCCGAACTGTTCCATAGCTGCCTTCAGCTTTTCCCGCATGTCCTTTTCACGGGCTTCAATGGCTTTCTTCTGAACAGTCAGATTCTTGATGGTCTGCATGATGGGCAAGACCTGTTCTTCTGCCGGGGTCAGCGCCCCACCCTTTTCAACCCGGTTCGGGCATTCCGTGGGCTTGGATTCCTCACAGGCTTCAGGGCAGGTTTCCCGATCACCGCACATGAAACAACAAATCTGTTCGTGGTGAATCGGGCAAAGGTCACAACATACGATCACGGTTCAAACCTCACTTTCTTTGAATAGTTCATCGGTGAAATCACGCCGCTGTTCCAGCGTTTTCAGAACCAGTTCTTCCACGCTGTTCTTGCAGATCAACAGATAGTAAAAACATGGAAGGTTCTGACCGATTCGGTGAATCCGCTTTTTCGATTGTTCAAACAGTTCGGATTTATCGGTCAGCGTGAAATATATGACCTTGTTTGCCTTTTGCAGATTCAACCCCATTGCCCCGGCCTGATACTGAATCAGGGTCACGGAATCGGATTGTTCTTCGTAGGCCGTCAGGTCTTTCACATGGCCGTTCACGAATGACAGCGGACGTTCTGCCGCCTTGACCGCTTCGGTCAGAACGGCAAGTTCAGCGTTGAAATTGTAGAAAACAATCAGGCGTTCGTTTGTGCTGTTCAACAGATCAATGAACGCCTGAACCTTGTGTTGGTTGTAATGGCCGCATAGCTGCCGGGAATACAGGCGTTCCGTCAAAGTGGTGTCCCCGATCAATTCAGAACCGTCCGGGGCAATGACAACCTTGTGTTTGCGGAATTTCCTGTATTGGGGAATTGTTGGGATGTGAACAGTCACGAAGTTCTGTGTGGGCAAGGTGAAACATTCTTCCGTTTTCAGGAAAAACGCCCCGTGTTCCCTCAACTTTGCCTTCAATCGGTCAACGTTGCGGTATGGGTTTTCAGGGTTCACCCGCCGCATGGGAAAACCGTTGATTTCCACCGTTTCCCAATTCACATATTGCCGATTGTACAGGTCATTTGAAATGGGCCAGCCCAGAAGATGAATCTGTGACCACAGGTTTTCATATTTGCCCGAAACCGGGGTTCCTGACAACAGAATCACGTTGGCCGGGTTCATCTTCAGCACGAACTTTGACCGTTTGGCCTTTTCGTTCTGAATCAGGCTGGATTCATCCAACAGAAGGGTGAACCGCTTCAGGGACAACAGTTGATCACGCCGGAACAACAGGTCATAGTTGATCACATAAATGATTTGACCCGCCACCAAGTCCGTGATGAACTTTTCGTCATCGTCAAACCATTCTGTTTTCCATGTGGTCAAGTCAATCACCTGATAGGGATAACAGCCGGATTCCAGATTGCCGGGATAACCATAGAACTTCTTCAGATGATCAACCCAATCTTGAACCTTGCTTTTCTGACACACAACCAGATTGATTCTTGCCCCAAGCTGAACCAGCTTTTCACCGCCCACAAAGGTTTTGCCCAATCCCATATCCCAATAATAGGCAACCCGGTTCAGGGCCTTGGATTGAACAAGGGCTTCGGATTGGTGGGGATATAGCTGCATTCACATTCAGCCCCCCTTCAGTAAACCCGCCCGCTGTACGGATTGGGCGGGGTCTTGCGTCTGCGAACGGCAATGTCCATTACATCTTCCGGCAGGTCAATTTCATAGGCTTGCCAGTTCGTGCCGTAGGTGTTCCAATTATTCGGGGGAATCACGCTGCCCGGTATCAGGGGCCAGAACCAGCGAACTTCACCGTCCTGAAATCGCTTCCAGCCCCACCGCATCAGGGTTGTGACCCGTTCAAACCTGAACGAAACGGCCACAACCATTTCCCCGGAACGCTGTAAATCGGTAACTGTCAGGGGTTCGCCCAAGGCTTTATCCAGTCGGGTGAACCGCTGCCTGAACAGTTTGTTGTCTAACAACATTTGCCGAACCTCCAATTCTATTGAATGTAAACGTGGGAAATCTCTGTCAGTTCAGCCATGAACCGGGTCAGGGCTTCCAGATCAAACATGATCACTTCAACCGCACCGTTCTTGACGGTTACGGTCTTTTCACCCGTGTTCACTTCATACTGACATTCGGAACCCTGAAGCTGAATGATTTTGACCTCATTCAGCAAGGACAGGGTTGAAACAGGCTTTTCGGGTACAGAACCCGAACCAGCGGAAAAGGCGGGTTTTTTTTGTTCCATAGTGCTTTCAACCTCCACAGGTTCTTCCTCATAACGCCCCGTTGCAATATGCGCCGGAACAGGGCAGGGCTTGTTCTGCGCTTGGGCATTGGCAACAGCGTTGGAACGCTTGCCAATGTAGCGGTAAACTGTGGCCGGGGCGCAATCCAGACGTTCCGCAATCTGCTTGTTCGTCAATCCTTCTGTTTCCCGCAAATAGCGCATTTCGGCAGGTGTCACTTCCAGCCGAACCGCCTTTCTGTTCATGCTTTATCCCTCCAATTAGTGCTTGATGTTCAGATATGAAAGAACCCTGTCCATATCCAGACCCTTGTCACACCGCATACAAAAATCATGGTCATCTTGGGTTCTTTCATTTTTGCGCCTTCCATCCGATTTGTGCATATCGGAACGCCCGGTTCCGGGGCGGGTGACGTTCCCGTTCAATGGATTCCTTGACCAACGCCTTGATTTCAGAATCATCCCGCCTGTTCGGGCTTTCCAGATACATCAGCAGGAACAGGGAACCGAAAACGATGATCAACAGAAAAATCATTCGGATTCACCTTCCAGAACAGCGGCCTTCTTGACCTTGGGTTTTTCAATCACGGTCTTTGCCTTGATCAGCTTCTTCAGGTGGGAATTGTTGCCGAACACCTTGATTGCCAACGCCGCCGTGAATGCGTCATAGTCATTCGGGGTGACGTTCGGGCCGGGTTTCACAACGGTCTTGGTTCCGTCCACCCAGAACACCACGGTTGCGGGGCCGTTCCGAAGAATCCTTTCCGGGGTGTACATGTCACCGCCGAAACGATTGAAGAAGTCGGTTGCCCTCATGCGTTCAGGAACACAGCGGCAGTTCACATGATCAGGGGCGGCAGGAATGCCGGGGGAAACCTTGCGGGCTTCAGCTTCAGCCTGAAGCTGTTCACGGGTCTTTCTGACCTTGCGCGTTCTTTCTTCCATTTTTGAAACCTCACTTTCAAATCAGATCAGGGAACCGATATAATCGGCAAACTTCTTGGGGCTGATATGGTATGACCATTTCCCGGACGGCATCAGAACGGCAAACCCGAACGGGGCCGTTGCCCGCTGAAGGGAAACCCGAACGAACTGTTCAGATTTGCCCAGCGCCTTTGCCGCCGTTTCCACGGTCACCTTCTTCAGCGGTTCGCCGTTCGCGTCCGTGTCCATCGTGGGGTTGTCACCCATCAGGAAATCCACGGACGTTTCAAGGGCATCGGCCAACTTCTGAAGAACAGCGGTTTTCGGGGTGGTCTTGCCAGACAAATACTGACTGATTCCAGACTTCGCAACCCCGGTCAGCGCGGAAAGTTGGGTCTGCGTCATGTTCCGTTCATCCATGACGGCCTTCAGGTTCTTTGAAAACATGGTGCTTTATCTCCTTTCAGATCAGGTCAGGGTTCCCACATCGGGTTCGTGTTGTAGGCCGTCCCGCACACAACGCCGAACGGGAAGGCGGGGTCAGGGGAATCATAGGGAAAACCCCACGGGGCGGGTTGGTGCTTCCGTTCCGCAAGGGCGGTTTGCTTTTCCATGTACTCATTTCGGGCTTGGGCTGTATCAAACCGCAAATCCCGAACGATGGAAGCCGCATTGATTTTCTTCATGGGTACATCCTCCGAATTCGATTTGTAGATTATAAATCTACATCAGGGGTAAAAAAAATCATGGACACATCCCCGTCAGGAATGTTCAACAGTTCAACAAGCGCCTTGATTTCTGAAGCCTTGAATTCACGCTTGTTATTGATTTTGTAGTTCAGGGAAGCCGGGGTGATTCCAAGGTTCGCCGCAACCTGTTCTTGGGTCAGGCCACGTTCCAGAATCAGCGCCCGCAACTTCTTTGTATTGGTCATGTACTCACACACCTTTCTTCAGCTTCATCCAGCCGTTCACAGGCAATGTCAAAATAGTGTTCATCGGTTTCAAAGCCGATGTAATGACGGCCAGTCTGAACCGCCGCAACGCACGTTGAACCAACGCCCATGCAGTTATCCAGAACCACAGCGCCGGGGTTGGTGTATGTACGAATCAGCCATTCCAACAGGCCAACGGGTTTTTGTGTCGGGTGAAGGCGCTTGCCATCCCGCGCAAAGGAAAGGATTGACAAGGGGTTCCGTTCACCGTTCTTTGATTCAGACCACGCTTCATGCCGTTGTCCGTAGTTATCGGACAAGCTGCCGTTCTTCGTGCGTTTATATGGCTTGCTGAACCACACCTGTTTATTGTAAACAGGCTTTTTTTTTGTAGAAAACACAAATATCTTCATGAGATTTCAGGGGCTTGACGTTCGCGTTCAGGAAATCACAACCCCGTTGCTTGTCCCAGATCAGGTTATAGCGCCATATATCCACAGCGGAAAGAATCAGCTTGGCCGTGAACAGGCCGTCAGCAAACAGCACGATTGCGCCATGTTCTTTGATCACCCGCCGATATTGGAACCACAGGGAATCAAAGGGAATGATTTCATCCCATTTGTTCCGGGTGGTTCCATACGGCAGATCACACAGAATCAGGTCAACCGATGAATCAGGAATCTTGTTCATCCCTTCCAGACAGTCCATGTTATACAGAACATCAATGTCCAGAAGTCATTCCTCCAATTCCAGTTCAACGCCACAGTCACCGCAGATCACCCGAACTTCCTTTGTTGCCCGGATGATCAGGCCACAGCAGGGGCAGACATATTTTCGGGATGAACCCGAACCAGACTTCTTCAGCCGGGTTTCTTTCTGCCGGAAAAGCTGAAAGGCGCTGCCGTCCAATGTGGCAACAAACGCCTTTGCTTCTTCGTTCAGGTGGGTCACCGTCCAACCGTATTTTGAATCACGGTCAATCTGTAATCCATGCTGTTCAGCGGTTTCCTTGAACCGTTTGTTGTGGTAAGTGCCGCCCCTGCTTGTGTCCTTGATTCCCTTGCCGATGTTATCAAGGTGAACCATTTCGTGAAGCAGGGTTCCGCACAGTTCTTCAAAGGGCCGGGTCAGATGTTCAGCGCACATGTTGATTTCATAGAAACCGCCGTCCTTGGATTCATCATCCTTGGATTTCCACGCTTTCCATGTTGTACACCAGCCATAAGCCCCGGACGTGGTATCAGGGGAAACGGCAATCACGGGTGCTTCCAGCGTCCCGGCAAAGAACTTCAGGTTGAATTGCTGGAACAGGCTTTCCAGCGCGGCAATAGCGGAACCAAGGCTTTTTTTGTCATTGCCGTTCATCCCCTTTCATTGACATTGAATTATTGCAGTTATTGTTCAAAGGTGCTTCGCGTTTCAAACCATAGTGACAACAGACCACGGTTTTCAGGTCTATGACCAAACCCGCAACCCGCGAAGGGTGAAGGTGATTGTTTTTGGCGAACCGCTCTTGTTTCTGTCCTCTATGGGGTCTTGGTGGGTGAATCCCGTTCACCCTGTTCAGTTGTCAAGGTGCAAACCGCTGTTTGGAATCCCGTTTCGGGGATAGCCCCCGCGCCAGCGTCAAGGCAAGCGGTCAATGCGGGGGTGGGGCTTGCGCCCCGTGGGTCATTTCTTTTCGATCACCTTCACCCGCTGAAGGATTGTCTGATTTACGTCCCGGAAAGTCTTGTGTTCCTTGATGGTTCCTTGAAGCGTAAACTTGTCACCTTCCTGCATCGTTTCCCCGTCCTTGGTCATCAGACTTCCAGAACCCGTTTTCCAAATGAACGTGTTGCCTTCGTCATCTTTCATCACATAAACCGTGGTGATTCCGAACTGTGATTCAAAGTGGGTCTGATAGACGAAAGTCACATCAATCTTGATTTTCTGTCCAACCTCACCCACAAAATGCCCCGCCCTGCGAATCCGTTCGGCTTCCTCTTCGGCCTTGCGCCGTTGCCGTTCCAGTTCCATTTCGGCTTCACGCTGTTTGCGCTCTTCCTCAAATTTGGCTTGCTTGGCGGCACGTTTGGCTTCCAGCTTAGCGGCATATTCGGGGGTGTATTCTTTCACCGTCCCAATGACCTTGCCATGTCCCATGCACTTCCAGCACATTCCCCCGTCATGCGGGGAAAGAACAGGCTGTCCATTGTGAACACCAATCGCATAATATCCATGACCGCCGCACCGATCACAGGGGATAGCACGTTTCCAATACTTTGTCCCGTTGCGGTCAGTCTTGATCAGTTCGCCTTTGTTGGCGTTGATAAAATCCTGAACGTGCTGTTCGTTCGCGGCCTTGATTTCATCCATCAGCTTCAGTTTTTCCTTCGTGGTCATTCAGATCAACCGTCCTTTCATCGTTCGGGGGTTGTCCCCCGGTTGGGTGGTAGGCCAACCGGGGAAAGGGGGGTTCGGGTTTGTAGATTTCCGATCTACAAGGACATTATAGCAGGTCGTAGATTGCTTGTCAACACTTTTTTAGAAAGTTTTTCAAATTTTGTTGATTGTAAATCTATTCCCGTGTTATAATAGAATGGAAAGGGGGTTCAAGTCTATGACAATAGGCGACAAGATCAAGCAATTACGAACAGAAAGGAATTGGTCACAGGAACAAGTTGCACGAATGTTGGGTTACAAGTCCCGATCAACCATCAACAAAATTGAATTGGGTATTAACGAACTGACCCAATCCAAGATTGTTGCCTTCGCTAACCTTTTCGGGGTGGAACCGTGGCAGTTATTGAACGATGAACCTTTGAACATGGATGAAATCAAATCCAGATGGGCCAGAACTGACCGGGAACGAATGATTCAGGCCGAAGTTAAGGTGTATGAAGATGTTCAGGCCATATTCGGCAAAATTGCGTTTGATTTGCTATCCAGCTTCAATCAGTTGAACAAATTGGGGCAGGAAAAGGCTCTTGCCCAAATTCAGGACATGGCTGAAATATCAAAATACAGAAAGGATGATGAACAATGAAAAAGCTGATTGCCTTGATCATGCTTCTTGGGGCGCTCTTGTGTTTGACCGGGTGTCAGTCCCCGGCAGAACAAGCATATAACAAAATGAAAAACACAAAGATCACGGTTGATCAGGTCACCGTTGATCAGGTTCAACAAGGCATTGATTCCTTCAGAAATGGGAATTAAAAAAAGCCCCGGCCAGCTACCACACAGGCCGGGACAGGTGACAAGAACCCGAACCCCTTGAAAGATCAGGCGTTGTCATGTCTATTCTACCACAAAACAGGCAAGTTGACAACGCCGTGTAACAGATGATGTTACAGATTGTTACAGATCACCCGGCACATCTGTAACGCCCAGAACCCTTGCCCCATTGGGCTTTTCGGGGTCAGCGTTTCAGATGTAACAGATGAACCCCCTTTATATTTATATTATTAGTTTTCAAGGGACGAAGAATCCCGTAACCTTGAATAATTGATAATCACGGGTATAGAAGAATCTGTTACATCTGTAACATCTGTTACAACACCCACGCCGCAAGGCTTTTCAGCGTTACAGATGTTCAAAAACATCTGTAACATGATGTGTAACAGGCACGAAAGGAAGTTGTCAACATGCGAAATCCGAACGGTTATGGTTCCGTTGTCAAGCTGTCAGGCAATCGCCGGAACCCGTTTTGCGTCAGGAAAACAAAAGGCTGGAATGACAAAGGTCATCCGATATATGACACAATCGGTTATTTCCCCACCCGTGAAGCCGGGATGATTGCCCTTGCTGAATACAACCGCAACCCCTATGATGTGGACAAGGCAAAAATCACCCTTGATGAACTTTTTCAAAAGTGGTCTGAACGCAAGCTGCCGAAGCTGTCCCCGTCCCTGCAATCCAGCCTGAAGAACGCATACACCCACACGAAACAGATTCAGGGGATGAAATACCGGGACATTCGATCATTCCACATGCAAGATTGCATTGATAATTGTGGGTGTGGGTACAGCGTTCAGGGGGCCATGAAGAACCTGTTCGGTCACCTTGACCGCTTCGCAATGGAACTGGACGTGATTTTCAAGATGTATTCCCCATTGGTCAGCGCCGCACCCATCCCCGAAACGTCAAAGGTTCCGTTCACGGATGATGAAGTGAATCAGTTGTGGGGTATTCAGAATCAGGAATGGGTTGACACAGTTTTGATTCTGCTTTATTCGGGTTGGCGAATCACCGAACTTCTGACCCTCCGAACGGAAAATGTTGACCTGAAGGCCGGGACGATGAAAGGCGGCATCAAGACCCGAAACGGCAAGGACAGGATGGTTCCAATTCACCCGAAAATTGAACCGTTCATTGAACGTTGGGTGAACCGTGGGTTTGAATACTTGATCACCGATGAACGGGGCCACAGGCTTTCAGATGGGCAATACAGGCCGCATTTCAAGGCCATCATGGAACAGTTGGGGTTTGATCATTGCCCCCACGAATGCCGCCACACGCTGCGTTCCAGACTGGATTCAGCAGGGGCAAACAAGAAGTGTATTGACCTGATTCTTGGTCATAAGTCAAAGGATGTGGGCGAACGGGTTTATACACACAAGACCATTGAAGAACTGAAACAGGCGATTGAACTAATATCACGTTAGTAACAAGAAAAAGCGGGAACCCCTGAAAATCAAGGGTTCCCGCTTGCGCGTTGTACATTATATCATATCAAAGTTCAAACTTCAACCGCCCGAAATGCCGTGTTTTCAAGGGTTCTTTGAACTTTGACCGCCCCGGAAGGTGGGTTCAGGTGGGGCGGTTAGTAACAGGATAGTAACAGGTCAGACCGGGATTTTCAGAACCATTCCCGTTCTGATCACCGTGGAAGTCAGGTTGTTCAGGGACATGATTTCCGGGTATTTCGCACCCGCCCCAAGGAACTTCTTTGCAATTCCCCACAAGGTATCATTGGCCTGAACAACATAGGTGTGTTCCACAGCGGGTTCCGGGGTGGGCTGTTCGCCGTAATTCCTGCCCGTGAACCACGAAAGGGGCCGCTTCCCGGTCAGGCGGTTCAGATCAATCCTGTGATTGATTCCGGGCGCACCGGGAACCTTGGTATATCCATAGGACGTGAACTGATGAAGGTCAATCTTGTCCGTATAGGCGGCAGATTTCAGGGTGATTCCATCGGGCTTGCCATCGTTGGAACCCCAATTCGCAATCCACAGGGTATCAAACACGGATTCAATAGACCTGTACTGATTACGCCAGCGGGAATCACCTGTGTATTGACCGATGATTTCCACGCCCCATTCACGCAACCGCTGAACATAGACTTTGATCAGTTCCCGTTCCAGATCATAGGTCATGCCGTCAGCAAGTTCTTCCGTGTCAAGGTAATAGATTCGGGGCTTGAACGGATAGCAAAGGGCGAACATTGCGTCAGCCTGTGCAATGGCATCTTCTTTGGATTTCAACTTCAGATAGTCATACACAGCGAACGGGAAGCCCCTTGCAACCAGTTCCTTTGCCCAGCCCTTGAACTTGGAATCTTCTTTGCCGTTGACCCTTGCGCGGAAAATGGCGAAATCATTTCCGGCAACGAATTTGTCAAAGTCAATGCTGCCCTGATACACGGAAACGTCAGGAATGAACCCGTGAATCTGAAACACCTGTTCCGTTGGTTGTTCCTGAACAGGCTGAACGGGTTCGGGGTCAGTTTTGACGGGGGTTTCAGCGGCAACCAGCGCCGCAAGGGATTTAGGGCCGAATTCGCCGTCAACTTCCAGACCCTTTGCCTTCTGAAAGGCTTTCACCCCGGCAAGGGTCTTTTTCCCGAATTCGCCGTCAGCGGTTCCGCACGAATAGCCCAGCGCGTTCAGGCGGGATTGCATTTCCTTCACGTCATCCCCGGTCATGTTGGGGGTTTTCAGCTTCAGGATTCGGTCACCCAATTTCCGAACCGTGGGGGTTGTGGGTGTGGTCTGAACGGGTTCAGCCGGGGCCACGGTATCACCCGCGCCCAGATCATACTTCAGCAGGGATTCGGGCAGGTATGCCCAATCAGTCCACGAACGATCTTTCACACGGGTTTTGACAATGCCGTAATTGAAACCACGGGCTTCAACCGCATAGCCACCCCCGATGTACACGCCCACATGACCCGAACTGAACAGCAGGATTCCCGGCACATCCGGCAGGGTTGCAATTTTGCCGTATTTGCAACCCTGCTTTTTGCACCAAGAAAACATCTCGCTTGCGCTCTTGTCCGGGCATCCGTTGGAACCGTACTTGTTCACGAACTTTGCCCCGCCCTTGATATAATCCAGAACACCCGCGCCGCCGTTCGTCCAGAAGAAGCCCTTGATCAGACCCACGCAATCCGCGCAAACCTTCTTTTCCTCAATGGCTTTCTTGTATTTGGACGTTCGGGAAGAACCGTAATGTTTGGGGTATTGTTTGGATTTACTGTTCAACAGGGACGTGGAACAGATGTAAACACATGTTCCGTACCAATAGGGCATCCCCAACATGGACAGAACGAACGCCACAAATTGCGAAGCGGTAAACATGGGTTACACCCCCTTGTCCGGGGCCTCCTTGTCCAGTTCAGGCAGACCCGCAACGGAAGTCAGCAGGGAAAGAATTCCGGCCAGAAGGGACGCGCTGCCAACCATGACCCAATTCACATCACCGATCACGGCAGATGTTCCGATGGTTGCAACAGCGGTTTGGGCAACGGTCTTGATTGCGCGGATTCCAGCCGCCTTAATCCAATTTTTGAAATTCATTTTTCAATTTCCCCTTTCTGCTTGTCGGGCAGGGACATGAAATCCTTGTGAATGCCGGACATAACGCCGTTCTTTCCAAGGGCTTCATATTGCTGCCAACAGTTTTCAAAGTTTTCCTTGGCGTAAATCGGGGCGAACCCCTTTTCTGAATAGTGGTTCCAATCGCTGATCATCTGCGCCCGAAGAAGCGCCTGAATGCCTTTTTCAAGGGCCTTCATTCGCTTATACAGGTAAGTGAACACAGGAATCACCACGCCCAGAAAAGAAGCTATCCAGCCCCAATTCAGCCGCATGAATTCAACGAAGTCGTTCATTGCTATCAGTCCCCTTTGCATTAGAATAGCCCCATACAGTCATATAATGACCATATAGGGCTTTCATGTTGAAACCTGAATAAATCCTTGTTCAGAATCGAAGGGGCCTTATTCGGCCAGTTCGGGGCATTCCAGATCAATCAGGATTTCACGAACCTGTTCCTTCAGCTTGTCGGGAACCTGCGCAAAGGTCTTTTTACCCTTGATGATCAGGGTTGCGTAAACAACAGCCATGTCTTTCACCACCTTTCCCAATAGAATCAGCAAAAGGTCAATCCAGCAACTTTTCAACTTCGTCACGAAGTTTGGCAGGAACATCTTCAAGGGTTTTCAGTCCCTTCTTGATCAGTTCAGCATAGATTTTCGCCATGTCAGATCATCCTTTCTTTACGGGGCAATCATTTCATACAC